GCCGAGGTCAAGGTCGGCCACACCGCGACGAATCTCAATCACGCCGTCCTTGTCGATCCCGCCCTCATCGCCATAGCGAATCTTGACGCGGCCAGAGTCAATGCTGGCAGGGTACTCACGCTTGTCCCAGGACTCACCGCCGTCCGTGGAATGATACTCCCCAAGGGACTTCACCAAACTGAAATCCTGATAGACATCGTACTGAGTAATCTCAGGTTTCGAGACAATGTGTGTGGTCGTTCGCTTGCTGGGGTTCGTAGCCTGGGGAACGCTGACGCCGTAGCAGCTGTAACCTTCCGTCTCCAAAATAAAAAGCGCCTCTTTGAGGACGCCGGAAGAAACGCCAAGCTGACGCTCCACACCGGCACCCACATCGAGAGCGCCTTTTTCAGCCAGTTCCTTTTTCAGCATCTCAGCTGTAGCTTTGGCCTTATTCTTATTGCTGGCTGTATTTTCGTTCAGGAGAGCTCGAACAGAGGAGTCGTTCTTGAACCCCAGGATTGAAGCGATCTCATCCAAAGTCTTGCCGTCCTCCCGCAGGGACCGGGCCCGGTCCGCCAGAAGGTCGCGGCGCTCGTGCTTGGCCACACGCAGCTGCATGCGAAGGTCGGTGGTGGACAGGCCAATCTCTTTGGCGATTTCTTTCTCGCTCTTGCCGCTTTTCTGAAGCTCTTCAACGCGGCTGAGAAAGTCGCCGCTGTGCTGATAGGGGTTGTCACCGGAGCCCCAGGGGTAGCGCCCCGAACGCCGTTTGACACCGTAATGCATCAAAATATCGTCCAGCACGGGATTCATAGGTTAGTCCTCCTGCTCTTTCATTTTATCAATGATCCGGTCAAAGGTAATGATCCTGTCCATGATGGGAGCAATGTCCTCCACCGTCGGATTGTGGTAAAGGACCGCATCATTCTGGTAGATGCGAAGCTCCATCTGAATGTCACTCGGCTTGACGTGATACTCCAAACAAAACAGAGCGGCGTAAATCATCAGCTGCTCCATGTGGGCGGGGACCTCGCCAGTCTTCAGGTCGTGAATCCTGAGGAAGTTTTGCCGGAACGCGATGGCATCCGTAGTCCCGAAACAGTTGTCCGAATAGTACAGGACCTGCTCCGGCGTCATCTTGTAGCCGATGGCGTCATTGACATACAAGTTCAAGGTCTTCTGCGACCTGGGCAGCTTTTGCCCGAGACGGATACACTGGGCCGCGAAAGCGTGAAGGGCGGTGCCTCTTTGAACCGCCAGATTTCTGGCATAGGCGTCAGCCACCTTCTCCTCGCTGTAGTTGATCCAGTGATACTTGCTCGCACTGAGAAATGCGTGCTGACCTTCAAGTTTCAAATGCTTGTTGAAGTTCATGAAGCACTTCCTCCTTGTTGTCAGGGGAGATGAACCGGGAGAACGACATCTCGTCCATCTTCCGTACGTAATAGTCCTGGTTCGGCTGCCGCCTGGCCTTTGCGGATTTCTTGCACTCCAAGGACGCCCAATGCTTGCCATAGAGAATGAGCAAATCGGGTATGCCCTGAATCTGCTCCATCTTAAAGACCATGCAGCCAGGGAAAAGGGCTTTCAAAGTCTGAATCAGACGGTCTTGAAAGCCGCTCTCCAGTTTGGAACTTCTGGCCATACTATGGGCCTCCTTTGGGTTGAAATAAAGTGAAAGAGTAAGATTTTGACACATATCCTCTTCCTCTCCATAAAAGAGTCTGTTTTTTTCGCGGAAGCTGAAAGAAAAAGAAAGAGCCTGCAAAATATGCAAGCTCTCTCAAATATGTAGTGTTTTAGTTTCCAACGTTCACACGCAGCCGGTAGTTGTCCATCCCAGGCAGACTCGACAGGAAGGAATCGACGATCTTCTTTGCTTCTGCGTCTGCCTCCTCAAGCAGCCCCCGAGAAATGACTTTCTGCTCCATGATGATCTTCTGCTGACTGACGAATTCGTTATAATCGTCGATTGTCACTTCGTTAAACAGCCCGTCCTTTAACTCCACCACTGAAATGCTCTCCTGAGGGATGTCGTTTTCCGTAATCTTGCTGTGGGGCAGGGTTACGGTCACGATCTTTCCGTCTATAGCAATAACGGCTTTACTCAGGTCAACGCTTGCTTTGATAACCCCATCATACTTGATGACGATTTTCTTGGAACTGAATGGCCGGGTCCAGCCAAATATCCACGTTTGGTCGGCCTCCATCCCGTCGGCGTTCGTATAAATATATTGTTCCGTAACCAGCTCTGCCAGTGGGCCCATCTGTTCTTGAAGAAGGTCGCTGGTGATGACGGGTACGGAATTCTTAATTAGTTTCTCAGTTTCTTCCTGCTTCTTAGTCAGGCTGTTGATGATTGTCTGGTTCCGTTCCGCCATCTCCGTCTGCTGCGCCAGCTGTTCCTCCAATTCCTTCTGGTGGGCGACAGCGATGTTTCCGCGGATAACGAGCAGGGCGACCACTACCACGCCCGCCACGATTAGCAAGAGCTTCCAATACCGTTTCAACAGTTCTCCGACGAGTTGCTTCTTGTCTTCCGCTTCGTCAATCATATCGTCGATATCCTTCACCACAAGCTCCTCCTCATTTCGTAAAATAGAAAGTGCGCCCCCAACAAGGAGACGCACTGCAAAAGTGTCCCCTCGTTGTCGCGACACAACTCTCACCATAACCACGGCATGAGAAAAGAGAGAAACACTTGTTGCCAAGTTTTTCCTCGTGGTTATAAACGTTATAGAGTTGTGTCGCACTTTCAGTATACCACACCTTGAATCGGAATGGAAGAGAAAATTTCCAAGTCTTGCAAAAATCTTGTCCGTACCCTCGTTTTAGAGGCTCTGCCCACTTGCCCACTTTTTTTCGTCTATTATTATATAAATATTAAATTTTTTATCATGCTAATAGAGAAAAAAAGTGGGAAAGTGGGCAGAAAACCCGAAATCCCTTGTGCCCCAACGGTTTCCGGCTGCCCACTTTTGAAATAAAAGTGGGCAAATGCCCACATTTTCTGGGCAAAGTGGGCAGAAAAATCGCAAAAACCGGCTCCAAAAACCGAAGTTGCCCAAAAAAAGTGGGCAGATGCCCACATTTGTCCGCAAAAGTGGGCAGAGATTTTAGCCCTTTTTAGGGTCTGCGCAAGCCTCCAAAATCTGCCAATTCTATTCTAGATTAGACGAAAATCTAGCTTGAATAGTCTCATGGCTAATTGACAGCCGCTTGCCTGAATGATATACTGTTACAAAGGCGGGTGATTTTTGTGGATGAGATACATAGGGATAAGAACGGTAACCCGATGAAGGGCGCCGCCAAGACAGCCCATATTATCTACACTCATGATGGCGGTTTGGAGGCACATGATGCTGCTACATATCAAGCAGGTGTCCGAGAAGGCAAACGAAAGGGTGTTCAAGAGTATATGGACGCTCGTCATACCGCGCGAAAGAAACGTCAAAGCAGAAATATCCTTCAAAGACTTTTGAAAAAATAAGAGGAGCTGTATACTCAGCTCCTCTTATTGATTTCTGCGTCAAGGTTTTCCATCCATTCATCCAAGTCGCCTTTCAACCAATGCAAGAACCTTAAGACACGAATCCAAACTATAGCTTTACAGTAGCCTCCACAGTAAATGAGGATTGTCCGTACTCTACGTAACCCTGTGTCTCCAAATTCGTCAGCTGCTTTCCAGGCATTTCTGAACATTCTGGTCACCTCCTTTCCATAAAGGAGGATGTTTTTTCTGCGCATTTCAGCTCTTCTCGCGGTACCACTGCTCAAGGTCGACACCGCATTCCTTCAGCTTGTGCGTACAAAGCCAGACGTCGTCCTCTTTGTCCATCTCATAGCGGTCAACAAGGGCGTCAATCTCATCCGAAAAGCTGTCGAAGAACCGCTTCAGACGTTTAACACCCCAGCCAAGCTGCGCGTGCAGCACCCACAAAACCAAAGCGTCAATCTCAATGGCGTGCTTTCGATCGTACTCAGCGAGCTGGCGCTGGATCTCCGGGTCTGAAAAATAAACCGTGTAAATGGTTTTGGTGTCGTAAGATCTGGGTATACTCCCAAAGCAGCCAAACCGGGCAACGCTGAGGAGCGACCCGACGCGGG